AGATTCGCGCTCACCGATAGCGATAACTGTAGTTTGCGTAGCCATGTGTTAAATCTCCTTGGCATTTAGCGGTTAAGTAGAAAATCGACGGCGGCGTCTTTGCTGCCAGTCTTTTTCAAACGGTCAAAAGCCTTGCGCTTTTTCTCGGAAGCTACGTCTTGCGAAGTCTTCGGCTTACCGCCCCTCACCATCTTTGGAGCCTTGGCGACCTTTTTTCTCGCAACAGGTTTTTCCTGTTGCAGTTGGTCATACAGGTATGCACGGCGCAGAACGTCAACAAGGCGGCTATCGACCACCTGAGATAGTTCGTCGCTCGTAAAACCGACGCGCTGTGCAAAGTTAATCAAACCCGCTTTTTCACGGGTGGCAACTTCGTCATCGCGCCATTCTGGGATGCGCTCAACCAGTTTGGATTTCTCCTCCGAAACACGCTGTTGAATAAGCTGCATTTGTTCTTGTTGAAGAACTTGCATGGCTTTTTCGCGGTCACGTTGATTTTCACGCTGTTTCACAAATTCCAGAGGGTCTTCCTCATAGAGTTTGTCCCAATATTCCTGTGTAGGCTCTTGCCCGGCTTGGGATAGTTGTGCCTGCAACTGTGCAAGACCTTGAGCGTATTTTTCACGCTCTTGCTCTAATACCGTCCGATCAGCTTCCAGCGACTTGCGCTGTTCTGCGGCCTCGGATAGGCGTTTTTGAGCAGTTCGCTCAAGTTGAAACGATTTGACGAGATCGTCTGCTGAGACATCCATCTCCTCGCCATCAACTTTGACGGTGTAATATTCGACCTCGGCTTCTTCCTCAGTCTCATATTCCTCAATCTCATCGGCTTCGGTTTCGGCTTGGTCTTCGACGGCCTCGACTTCGACTTCTTCAACTTCGGTTGCCTCTGCTTCCACAGCTTCGGCGGTTGGCTCTTGTTCTACTTCGCTTGCCTCGGTCGGGGCGTTAGTATTCAAGAGTGTTTCAATGGCAGACGCCATGCTGAGTGGTTCAGTCCCGTCAGGGATACTGCTTTCGCTCATTACTTTCTCCTAAGAAGGTTAGATTAGACGCTTACGAGTTCGTAAATCCTCAAGCTGCGTCTTTGCCAATTCGCCCGTCTGGACGACACTTACCAGATGGTCTTCGACTGCTTTGAGAGCCGTCATAAACTGGTAAATCTTTTCACGACCCTGCTCATCACGGGCTGGGGAGTTAAGCCAAGCATCCGTATAAGAGGATCGGAGTATTTCAAACGCTTCTTGAAAGATGGCGTTGTTCAATACTGCCTGCGCTTCTGCTGCGCGACCAAGTTCTGTGTTGAGTTTTCCGTCGCTCATTAAACCCTCGGTAAGTTGTCGCTAATGGAAGACTGAACGTCGAGTTGAACATCTGCCGCCAACTTCTGACGACGCAGTTCCAACTCGGCGGCAAGTTCTTGCTGACGAAGTTGCATCTCTGCTGCAAACTTCTCGCGCTCGAACTCAAGTTCAGCGGCAATCTTCTCACGCTGTAGAGCCAACTGGTTTTGCAGTTTTTGTTGCTCAACCTGAAACTCCATCTCGACGGGGTTCGGCCCCTGCTGACCTTCGGCGGCCTGCATAGCCAAAGCCTGCTCGACTTCGGGGCCAGAGTTGAAGAACTGGTCTGTGTCCCGGAAGCCTGCTGTCTCTGCAATCTTCTTCAACGTGTTCACATATTGAGTGATGCTGACAATCGGATTGTTCATGCCAAGCTGCTGCAAAATCTCTTGTTGCTTGGCAGAGACTTGAAGCATCATCGCGGTCTTCTGGTCTTCGTTGCCAGTACCGAGGCCAACGGTCACTTCAATGTCAAACTCATTGTCCCAAGCGCGGGGATCGAGGGCGACATACTCATTGCGGATGCGAATAGTGCGCTCTTTGTTCATGTGCTTTTGGCACAGATGCAAAACACCCTTTGCCAAGTCTTTCATGCCTGTTTCGGCAAAGACCCGCGCAATCATTTCAATCTTGGCTTGTGCGCCCTGAATAGTGGCGTTCACTGCTGCGGCTGTTGTGGACTGCAACGTGCTTGGGTCAAGACCCATTGAGGCTTTGCTAAACCCTGTGCGCTGGTCACGCACTTCGTCGATGTAGCCAAGCATCTGAAATGCCTGCGCCCCGATTTGCGGAACTGCAAGGGGTTGCACCATGCCCGGAGCGCGGGAGCGAACAATGCCACCCGGACGGGAGGTCAAAAGGTCATCAAGATTGACCTGACCCTCAACCGCCACTACGCGGCTGTTGTTGGACAGGTAAAGGTTGTCCAGCATTTGCCGCAAAATGGTGGACTTGATTAGTTGCAAGTCCATGACCATTTCAGCCACAGAACGCCCGACCATCCGATGCGGCATCAAGACGGGTGAAAGCAGTGCAAACGGGATTACATCCCAAGGCTCGTTCTCCACGATTTCAGCACCATCGCCCAAGGCCACAAAGCGGCGCAACTCAGCGATGCCGTCATCGTCATAGTCAGCGTAAATGTATCCTTCTGTGACCAAGACCTCGCGCATAGACGGGTCACTGCTATCAACTTCGGGGCCGTCTTCTAAATCCTCGAAACGGCGTTGACGCTCTTGGTCATTGTCGAGGTCGTTATAGCCAGCATATTGCTCGACCATTTCACGCTCATAGCCCATTGCCACCAAGTCGCTAACAGTGACTTGTGAACGGTGGGCAATGAACGAGCAGTCTTCGAGTGAAGTGGCGCGGCGGTTATAGATCAACTCCTCTGGCGGGATGTTGAGCAACTTGACCTTGCCATTCATCTCGGTCTTTTTGACCTTGACGTTAAATGTCACCGACATCGGGATTTCGGAGCCGTCAGGGGCGGTCATGCCCATCTCAACTGCTTCCTGCTCCACGACCTCGATGTTGGGGTCGGCAACAAGCAAAGCCAACTCGTCTTCGGTTAGACCCTCATATTCTTCTTCTTCCGTCCGTTCGGTTTCGTCCCAATAGAATTTTACCGCGCCCAGCTTAAATAAGAGGGCATCTTTCATAAAGTCATGGACGACACGAAAACCGTTATTGTCGTTGTTGACAACAAAGTTGACGAGTTCGGTGGCTTGTTCTGCCGCCTGAACATCCTCTGGCTGACGCCCGACGAAACGAGCATACTGACCAGATTGTGCGAATATTTTTGTAAGCGACGGCATAATGTACTCAATGACATCGCTGACTTCTGTGGCGACTACCTGACTGCGACCCTCTACTTCATTACCAAAAGGCTCACCGAGATAATAGCCCATCGCGTCAATGCGCTCTTGGCTAAACTCAGTGTCGTAGTAATTTAGGGCGCTCTGGATTTCGTCCGAAATGATAGAACGAAAATCGAGTTCTGAAATCGCCATAATTTATGTCCTTCTAAAAGAGCAAGCCCTTTACGAAATTTTCTCCGTAGGTGATGCGTCCCGTCGGGCCGACAAGCAACTGCTCCCCGTAGTCAAAATCTTGAGTTACAAATGGGCTATATTTGCGCCGCTCTTGTGCAGTCAGCTTTCTTCTGTTCTGAACATTTCTAGCTTCAACCTCGCCCGCCTCTCTCAAATAATATTCAAACTCGTCCATGTATTTTTCAGCAATTTTGAGGTCTTCCTTGGCAACCATCAATTTGGTGTCAAGTTCCCTTAAAATATCTGCGCCAGCGTTTGCCGCTTCTGCCGCTTCTATTTCTTCTTTATAAAACTCTACCGCTTTTTTTAGACGCGCTTTTTCAAACATAGCATCGCTTTTAAGTGGATTTGTTTGCGGGCTTTTGAACATCTCTGGCATCGCTCCGGGCGCGAACCCCTCTTTCGCTTGAATTGCGTGTTGCAACTCATGAAGCTGTGTGGAGCCAAAAGCATCGGGGTCTGTCACTCTGTTACGCCTGTTTCCTATGTAATTTTCTGATTTATCAAAAACGCCTACAGCATTTTGCGGAACTGTGGGGCCTGTCTGAATACGAGCCAACTCAGGATATGCTTCGTAGAGCGCGGGATGCTCTAAAACATCTTCACTTGTATACATTCCGCCGCGAGACAACTTTGGCTCACTAACGCCGCGCACCCGCGCTGCGCTATCATCAATCTCAAAACGCCACTTGCCGTCTGCGCCTTTGAACCAACCAGTTTCAGACAATATGTCTGCGGCAGACGTATCCTTGTCAGCCATCTTTTGCGCCTTTTTAAGCGCGTCCAAATCGGCAGTCTTCGCATTGCGCCCTGCAAACATCCGCAGGGAGCCTTTGGGTGCTGGGATAGCCTGCCCTGCACCCATAAAAGTCAGAGCAAAATTAATTGCGTTCTCAACGGTAGGGTCGCGGCGACCAGCGTAAACATCTCCCGGCAACGTAATTGCGTCAATCGCAGCGGTGTAGGCGTCACGCAACAAGCCGGGGACAGCAAACTCCCGATTACCCTCTGGCGTCCTTACTATGGGCAACAACGTACCGTAAACATGCCCCTCTTCACGATCCAGTAGCCCCCTAATGCCGTTCATCATCATGTCCTTGCGTATGTGGGCTTCTTGCCACGGGCAGGCTTTGTCGCCTTCTTGCGGGCTACTGCGCGCTTCTTTTGCACTGCGCTCATTGAAGCTGCTTTGGAGGCGGGGACGCATTTGGGGTAGCCCCGCTTAGAGCCTGCCGATCGACCACACTTCGGGTGTTTACCCGACTTGTCTTTCGTAGAAATGTCTCGCCAGTCCTCGCGGAACCACTTAACCAGACCTTTTCTTGGTTTGCTTTTTGCTGCCATTTTTGACCGTCCTATAACCACCGCCCATGCGCTTATATTCTTGGACGACCTGACCTGATGCGTAAGCTGAAGGCCACTTCTTGACCCGGCGTTTCACCTTGGCTGTGGCGCGGGCATACTTGGCCTTGTCCGTTGGAACAGCGCGGGACATTACGCTTCCGAACTAAACTTGCCGACCTTCTGGTTGGCGGCTTTCTTTTTGTAGCTTTTGCGGTTTTTGCGCTTCGGCTTGTCCTCGACCATTGCGTCTTTCATCGCCGCCTTGCCGCGAGGCTTCATGTAGACCTTGCGAACATACATTCCTTGCATCATTTCCTTTTCCTCGCCCTCTTCTTGGCTGTGTCGGATAATTGTGAAAAGTGAAACAGCTTCTTGCTGCTCGACGTATGCCGCGCCCCGCTGTGGAGTTCACCATTCGGCATCTTGTGACTGCCGCCCCGGTGACGAGTGCCATCACGAAAATAGTGTGCAACACCTTTTGCCATTACTTTTTCCCCTTGCGGCTATAGGAGCCTTTGCCCTTTTTGCCCTTGACGACGCGCTTGCGATATTTGGGTGTTCTGACAGCCTTCGCCATTTTGTTATGCTTACCGGGCATGGGGTTCTCCTACCAATTTTTGCACGACCAATAGCCAGCCGTGAGTTTCGATTTTTTCTCGTCGCATTTGTGTCGCGCTCGGAACGATTTGCGTCGCTCTGGGTTCGACTTCTTTATCCGCATGTTTGGATCACCGAAGCGCACCAGCTTTACGTTGCTTCCCTCTTTAGCGAGGACGGCGAACTTCTTGTTCTTGCCGGGGGTTCTTTTCGGTTTGTTGTATCCTGAGAAACGCTCACCGCGATATGTGATAGCCATTAGTAACCACTTCCGAACATCATTGCATCTGTGACATTTTCAGGGATATCGTCGTCATACGCGCCCTGAGATCGGTAGTAATCAATCAAAGGGTTGCTGTTAAAAAAGTTTCCGAAGAACCCGTAATTTGGTGTGCCGAAAGGATCAAAAAAGAAATTGGGAAACTTGGGCATCTCTGGAACTGGCGGTGGAGTGTAAACTTCGCCACCCGGCGACACGCTAAAAGGCACATCACCGAGTAGGTTGTACATTCCTCTAGTGCTTGTCGGGGCCGTGACAGCCTCGCCCGACGACAACAAGCCAGACGGCATGGAGGTTGTCATTGATGGCGTCGCCATCGGAGCCATGCTTGGCGCGGCATAGCCCGCATTTAACAGCCCCGCTACGTCAAAACCTTCCATGACAACTTCCTTAATATTTTCCTGAAACGCCAAGAACGCGGGTGTTTCTGCATGAGGTAATAATCACCCCAGCGACCCGCCCACTCATGCTCATAATTCTGCCCGCGATTAAACGTCGATCCAGATGCGCCCTCGTCGTAACCACCTCGATGATTGACGATGAGACGCATCACCCGCCCCCTAACAGACATCCTTGGGGGGTGTTCCCAAGAAATCGATTGTCGAACAAATGCTCCTAAACTGGTCGGCAGAATAACCCGCCGTGAGTGCAGCTTGCGCGGCGACGCATAAGGCAGCGTGCATTACCGCCTCATTGGATATGTTTGCGCCAATGTTAAGCCCAACCGCCGCAGCACCGAGACAAAAACTCGCGGCGTCCATGTCTTCAGGGTCAACCGTGTAGCTTACCTCGATAAACCCCGAGGGCTTTTCCTCAGTGTCAATCGGCTTGGGAAACTGAACAATTTTGTCGTCGCTCATACAATCCAACCACTGTCGCTATAACTTAGCGACTTTGAAAATCCATAACTGGAACCAGAAGAAGCCCTCGATGCCATTCCCCCAAAAGTCAGGACAAAACTGTCTGCCAAGTCGGGCGACTTCTGACCACGCCGTTTCATTTCGTCCTTGCTCTCGACCTTCAATTTACCTGACGACAGGTATTTGAAACGGACTGAACTAAGTTCCGAAATCAATTCGTCGTCTTGAGGCATGTTTACATCACGCGCCTCAAGCCATTCTCGTGCCTTGAACCAGAGTTCATCGCGGAGCCTGCCGAAGCGTTGTCCCAGTGCTGGGCTTTCTGCCACGTTGATACCGCGAATGTTGGGGCCAAACTCCATCTCTGTAAGACGGTCAACCACCCCTGCGCCCAAGCCGATACTGTCTACCAGTATTTCACCGGGTCGCTCCTGATAAGGTGTGCTTTCATACTCTGTGAGTATGATGCCGCAAATCTCCATCAAATCTTTGTTGCGCCATGACTTGATTGGTTCGGAAAGGACGTTGCCCTGACGCTTACAAAGCGCAGTTCGGTCGTCACCGAAACGAGCAACGTCCAACCCCCAAACGGGCATGACGTTCTCGACCGCATCCACATCCCGCGTCACTGCGCTTTCAAGTAAGTGCAGTGGGATGACCACGTCATCGTCGGCTTCGGGGAACTCGCCAAGAACGCGCACCCGATAGATATTGCTCTCTTGCCCATATTGTCTAGCCATATCCTCAAGAAAGTCCTTGGAGACCGTTGAGGCGTCTTGGCATCCAACCCGCCTTGTCCACCAACGCTCGCAGTTACGATTGAAGGCGTCGAAGAAAAAACCCGATGAACGGGTCGGGTTGCCGACCATTACAGTCTTTGCGCCAGCGGTAGACATCGCACCCTGTCCGACCTCAAAGATGATGTCGGGGACGCCTGATGCTTCATCGACGACGAAAAGCATGTTGGGCGAGTGAAACCCTTGTAGGGCTTCTGGTTGTTCTTTGCGGCTAGTCCTTGCGACCGCAAAGCTGTCAGCACCGCCTTTGAGTTCGATCTTGTCCGATTTGAACTCAAGTTGGTTCTGGAAAAACTCAGGGAGTTTGCGTCCCCATTTATTGATTTCAGGCCAGAGGACATCCGACAACTGCGAAGCAGTGTTGGCTGTGCAGGCCACCTTTACCGGGTAGTGGGTCAACATCCACCACAGAACGACCCAACTTAAAAACGCTGTCTTGCCGACGCCGTGACCGCTGCGGATTGCCACGCGGTCGTTGTCGCGTATGGCGCGGAGTGCTTCTTCTTGCCAAGGCTGTGGCTCGGCTTGCAAGACCGCTCTGACGAATAGGGCAGGGTCTTCGCGTAGCTGTAGGAGCCGACGCTCATGCTCTTTAAGCCCTTCGGCAGAAATTTTTTTTCGGGGCATAGGAGTCCCTTGCTAGTAACGCCCACCAAGGGGGGGTGGTTACGGGTGTATATATCTATCACTGCCCCCCGCCCGCCGCGACACGGTGGGGGGTGTGGGCTGGGTCGCCGTTTAGCCGCCGCTACCCTGACATTTACCCTGACATTCACAGAGTTAAGGCTAATTAACGTCTTTTTTCTCTAGGATTTCTGCGGGTTCTGGCAGATTGTGACCGTCAGTTTCATTAACTGACAGTCGGGATAGTTCGGCTGCTTTGGCCTGCGTCAACTGCTCGTCGATTGCACTGCCAATCTGCTCAAGCGCGCCGATAAGGTTCTCCCCGGTATGCTCTAGCCGCACGTCTGTCGGCACAAATTTGCCGATTGCGTTCAGGGTCTTAGCTGCGTCTTGTTTTAGCTGGTCAGCCAGTAGCATTGCCAGCGGGCGATCATCGCTTTCAAGGATGTCCAGAGACTTTTCCAACTCTGCCCTAACCCGCAGCACGATGCTTTGACCGTGACCAGAGCCTTTTGGACGGCCTCTTGATCGTTTAGTTTCAGCCATTTGTTTATTCACAAACCTTTGAAGTAAAAAAAAGCGACTGCACGGTTTACGCACAAATCGCCAACATATGCCAAGATTATTCGTTTGCGGCCTTTTAGTCAAACAATTATTCCTAATATGCTTGCAATCGTCTTAATTATCCCTTATATTATTCTTGTTGGGAATATTAAGTCATTAAGGAGATGAACCGATGAGAAACACATTCAAAATAACCAAGCGTTTTTATGTAGACCACGTTGAGCGCGACTTGCCCGCGCCAGATGTTGTGAAAGAAACTAAAACGCATCTGTGGATTGACTCTACAGAAAACGACGCGATGGCAGAGTTGCGTGCAGATGCTTGGTTTTATGCGGAAGGAAATGTTGATGATAGCGACCATCTGGTCAGGTCGGCCATCGCGTTGCTGCGTGTAATTGGTCACAAGGAGGCGGCGTAAGCCGCTTCCGCGACGATAGAGAGAAAAGGAGATTATCGATGCGAAACAGAGACCAAATCAATCAGGCGGTGGCACTAGAAGATATGCTTCCAAACTGCGGTGTCGTTGCGGTGGCAAATGCCATCGGGGAGACAACCGAAAAAATGATGGAGACATTCCGTCAGGTGTGCAAGCGCGATGGTCGCTGGCAGGGTCGCACGAACTACGTCATGCGCCGCAAGGTGCTAAAGCACCTCAAAGTCAAATTCACTGAGAAGCGTGCAAGCGGCTCATTGAAAAAGTTTGTCGAGTGGCAAACAGCGCGTGACAAAAAATATATCGTCACGCTGGGTGATCACGTTGTTTTCGTCTGCAATGGCATCGTGCACGACCAGCACGAAATCAAACCAGCCGACGAACACAAGTTCGCCAGCAAACGTGTGAAGTCATTTATTGAAGTGGCGGCGTAAGCCGCCCGATAGGAGTGCCAAACCAATGTTCAAAGCATTAATGAAAAAAATCGGATTATTTCGCTCAAGCCGTGGCATCAAGGTAATCGTTTGTTGCCGTAACGGTTGGATGTACGACACTCACGCAATGAATGTGCCGCCGCTTCAACGTGGCAATTATCGAGGCATCCCGAAGTAATCGCCTAACGCATCGAGAGCCAATCTCAAGACAAGGATGCCGCCCTTTTGGTCGGCGTCCTTTTTCTTTGCCCAGTCCCCTGCGCTCACGCCAATCACACAAACATCGTAAGCACAATCATTCAACTGTCTGCCAATCTCTCTGGACGCCATTGAAAACTCAGCCCAAGCGTGTGCCTGACCATCTGACATCTCCGCATTGCTTTTGCCGACTGCTGGCGAGTAGGACGCCGTGACCCGCTGTGTCCCACTTCCACGCCGATGCAAAGCATAATACTTCATGCCCGCATCATACTGTCTTTGATTTATCTGACCGCGATGGTGATACCTGTCCAACGGCGTCTGCGTTGTCACCCGGCGACGCTTCGGCGCACCCGCAGTCTTATCCGTCGGTTCATCTCTAAACTCGTCATGTTGCCAACGCTCTGGTGTCCCAAAGTCTGTCGGTGCGCTCGGTTGCTGTCGTTTGCCCATTGGAAGCCCCTAGAATGGTATTTCATCGCCTGTCTCCCAATTCATTGGCGTCTTCCCCTCGCCTGTCTCTGTGACCCTGACAACCTCGCTGTCAGGGAACACTGCCTTAACGTCATAAATGTCCTTAAAACGCGACGCGATTAGCCTTGTCACCTCGTCGATGGTAAACACTCGATGCCCTTCGGCAGCGTATTTGCCATGAGCGTGGTTCTGCACCACGGCAATCGCAAATCCGTCTTGCTCACAGTGCCAAACCTTATCAGGCTCGACAGGATGCCCTAGCGCTGTAGCTTCTTCATCCAGCTTACGCCATCCCCTAATCAACGCCGCCGCCTTCTGCGCGGTCAGTTCCGGGTCATCTGCCGCAACAGCATCATCGAGCTGCTGCCGCGCCCGTTCAAACCGCATCGCCATGTCTGGCGACACCAGCGATGTTAATTGTTCGACGCCCCATTTGCTTTCCATCTCAGCCGCGACCTTATCCAGAGGCTTTAACGCCTCATAGCACTGGCCTTGCCTCGGCGGTGTCGGCATGAAGGGTATTCGATCATCGTTTTTTCGGCGTTGGGATTTTTTCATTTCAACCTTCCAATATCATCTTAGACAGACACACGGACATCAGACGGGACAGACGGACAATACATAGTATTTGTCCGTGTCCGTCCCGTTTCCTGCTGTATTGTCAAAATCGGACATCTTCTTCATGTCCCGCGATGTCCCGTTTGTCCCGTGACCACACATATACCCCGTCAAACCCGCAGAAATCCTTGGTTTTTAACTCATTTGCGGCACGATTAAACGCCTTCCGCACCGTGTCCGTCTTTGTCCCGCCGTGCAAATTGGCGAAGATTTCACGCCAATGGGACATTTTCGCCCCGGAACGGACAGGATAGGTTTCT